TCACAAAAGACCCCTCTCCTCCCCCGAAAGGACTTCGAAATGTTAACTTCGAGTCCCATAGCTTCCAGTGTTGCGATGTACTTTAATTGGACTGACCTTGGCCAGTATCCAATTAAATCATCACCGCATATCTGGTAGCTGTGCCGTGGGGCGCCAGCATGCCAGGCGGCCATTCCGTTGAGAAGAGATAAGATCGTCCAGGTCGGTCCGAGTCCCATGTGGATACCACTGCTCGTGGTCCCTTGGTATGTCTCGTGATTGACCTGTTTCGGTCCAAATAGCAAACTATGCACTTCTTTGAAGTTGTATAGGCCGATTTTATCGGCTAGCTCGTCCGCCACCAATTGAGCTAGGTGGTGGGGAATATAGTCTGTCGCAGCTGTCAGATCAGCGCTGAAGAGTTCACTCTTCTCGTTGATCCGACGTAGCACGATAGGCTTATTCCGGAGCATTTGCCTTGTTGTCGTTAACCGAGTCAGGCGACGTAAGTAGATTTGCGTCAAATGTCTCGCGACAATTATCTCTTCTGCAGGATGAAGAGTTACAGTGCGTATTTTGCCTCCCATCTCCTGTATCGCTACAGGACGCAATTCCGGTCTTATGACAGGAGAAAAGTCGGTTTTATACCACCTCAGTGCATGCCTTTCCGGAGGCAGCAGCTTGAATGAGCCCATCGGGTTGGTGAAACCCGAGTACTCACGAAGCAGAGTATTTATAGCACGATTACGCGAGACTTTTATCTCCTCCTCACTCTTGTTGAGGTTGGAGAAGAAGTCCCAAATTTTCGTGCCTGGATGCTCTGAGAGGGGAATTGACTTTTCAACGGCTATTTTCCATAGCTCGTTTTTGCGGCGATTGGTAAGGACTGCGGCGACTCCACCTTCTCCAGTGGTTCGTTGCAAACAAGCCTTATTGTTCGCCATGGGATACGCATGATGCTCTTCAACATCGATGGGTTTCATCTTCAGTTGTCTTATGAAGCGCCTGACGTCATTTAGCAGGTACTTTTGACACTGTCGATTTTCCATCCATCTTTGTATGGCTGCATTCTCACTTTCGCGGAGCTGTTTATCCGTAACAGCCCAATGGACTGCGCGACTTACGGTGCTCGCTAAGAATAGCTTTTCAGCTACCTTAGGGGGTAACCCAGGATGCGTTAGTGCACGGGCTCTCTGTTCATGTGACCAGACCTTTAGGAATTTCTTTCCATGGTTTACGAGGTTCATCAAGAAACTTACAAAGTTCCGTAACCATCTACGGTTACGAGGCCTTTGAAAGGATCTTGGTTCACCATTCACTAGGGTGTATGCCCTGTGAATCGCAAGCCAGTGGTCTTTAACTGAACGGAGACGGCTCTTAAGCAGTTTTCCCGGATTGCCAGTTTTCTTTTCCACAGATTCGACTAAGTCGATGAACCTGTGGGCCGTGAGGACGATCCCGTCATTTTGGCGGTTTCGTTTTGCCAGACGTTTCAAGGATGCAAGAGAAGTTAATCTTCTCTCCTTGACCCGAATGGGCACGGCAGGGACCCGTG